AAAGATCGAAACACGATTCGGGTGCCGCCGGATCCATGCGATGACTGCCGGGGTAAAGTAGATCAGCGCCGCAGTTACAGTCGTGCCTATGCCCATGTAAGTATTCACATCAGCTGCCATGGTTAGCCACCCTCCCTGAAAATTAGGGCAATCTAACATCCGACGGCACAAGGCCATAGGGCTAGGCGTCACACCCATTGCTCCATTGCCTGCTCCAGACTGACCGGCAAGCGATCGTCGTGAGGGGTAAAGTCCGCAGGCGTGAAGGGTTCAGGCCGGCGCTGCGGGTCACGACCCTGGTTCGCGAGGATTGATGCCAATAAAGCCACACCGCGCTCAATCCTCATGCCGAGGTGCAGGGACCCTCGCCGCTCCCTGAACTTGATCCAAGAATGGAACTCCCGCAGGCTCAAGTTTTCTTGCGCTTGCGCGATGGTGCTGCCCCCGACTCCGCAGAGGACAAGCTCATGCCAGAACTCGTCGAGGACGGTGAGCTCGGCGTCTTTCCCAAGTTGTTGACCTCGTGGATAGCGGTGAGCAGGGCCACGGTGAGGTTGCCGTCAAGCGCGCCCATTCGCTTGGTACTGTCTGGGTCCTTGGCCAACTCTGCGGTGTCTAGTGGTCCATGCGTGATGTCCAAGGCGGTGAACACCGGGTTACCTTCTTCGTCGCAGATGGCGGCAGCGATCCGGCCGGCGATGCTGTCCTGCTTGCCGCCGGCGGCGAGCACGTCGCTGACGGCGCTCTGGTAGCCGAGTGGGCGCACAAAGACGGTGGCCGTGATCATTTCGTCGCCCTGGCGCCACTGGACTTCCTTCTGAACAGGCCGGCCGGTGAAGGAACCGGCCTGGCGGAGGCTTTCAATGTTGAGCTTCATGGTCTACCTCAGGTCGATTTCTTGATCCAGGCGGAACCGCCCGAGCGCTGGATTGAAACTGCGGTGCTTACTACGGCATTGGCAGCGAAATCGAACGGGAAGTCAGCTACGTACCCCTCGAACACATACCAAGTGCGGCTGGTGGGCAGTTCGAAGTCGTCTTTGTCCGCATTGAGCGTTGGAAGGGCGGTTGGTTTCCCTGCTGCATTCAATGGTCCGTCAGACCAGCCTACAGCCCAGCGCACGGTAGAATCACCGTCAGCCTCAGATAGCTGGTGTAGGCGGATATGGCTCGGGCTGTTGGGATCAGCGTTGATGGTCAGAGATGCCTGTCCAGGGGTTCGAAGGCCCGGCTTATAGGACCGCTCCCGCGAACTGAGGCAGGTATCCTCGATTTGCTCTTTTGGGGCGCCGCCCGGGTTGAACGCGGTGGCGCACTCCACCTCCATCACCGTCAGCGGGCCGGTACCGGTCACGGGTGGCACTAGTACGAATACCTGGGTGCCTTGGGTCAAAATCGACATGGTGGTCTCCTGTCGGGCAAAAAAATGCCCGCGCTTGGCGGGCCTGGTTAGCTCAACGGCGGACTATCCAGTCCACGTCGAAGCTTGTTCGGTAATTCTTGGTAGCTTGATCCCGCCCCTCTCCGCCCCATCGGGTGACGTTGGCGCGAAGTTCAATGGCATCACGGATGGCGTCACGCACCTGACGTACCGAAACACTGGTGGTGCCGTACACGTCAACCTGCAACGTGAAACCATCAGCGTCAGGCCGCCCGGCCAGGTAATTCTCGGGATCTCCATTGACCAGTTGCCACACGGCATAAGGCTTGGTAACACCCTCCGGAGCCTCGCCAAACGAGTAGAAACGAAGGTTTGCGCCAGTGCCGAGCAGGGCCGTGACGCCGGCCGCCTGGGAGCAGACCTGAAAAATAGGTGGTGTCATAAGGATGCTGCCTTCTTCGCAGCGCGCCGAATGGCGCGGTCTATCGCCTTCTCGTATTCAGTGACGAAGGTATTGGTGACCTCGCTGATACTGTTGGCCAGCGCCGGGCGCATGAAAGGGGCGGCGGCCATCTTCTCGGTACCGAACTCGATCAGGCGCCAGTGCGGCGTCGGCGAGTTCGGGCTGAGATCACCGCCATCCTTGAGCACGGCGCCGTGCAACACGCCGACCCGGAAGCCGAGGTCTCCGGTTTGCTTGAACAGCTTGCCGTTCCAGCGCAGCGCTATATTGTCTGCGATTGAGCGGCCGGTTTCTTTGTCGTCGATGCGTTCGGCGCCTTCCTTGGCTTTGTGCAGCACCACCTGAGCGGCCTTCCGCAGTGCGGCACGGCCACCCTTGCGGCGAACGTCGTAGCTCAGCGACTCCAGCTTCCCCAGCAGGCTATCCAACCCAGTGACGCTGAATTCGACATCAGCCATCTTTCACCCCTTTCGACACGAGGATGGTCAGATACTCCTGGCCAGACTTATCGTCCTCCAGAGGCGGCCCTTCGATGCTATACACCTGCCCCCGGTAGATAATGCGCATGGTGGGCAGGACGCCCGGCCGGTACCGGATAACCATGCGAGCCGTGGCCTCGGACTGGGCTGCCTTTGCTGCGACCAGGTCACGGGCGGACAGCGGTTCAACCCGGGCCGGGCACTTCGGCCACTTTGCCACCCACGCCGGTTCAGCAAATTCACCGGTATCAGGATCCCGGGCCTGGGTGAACTCCTCAATGTCGATCCTGTGCCGGAGCTTGCCGGCCTGCATCACACACCCATCCGGATGCGGTACGGCATCAGCAGGTGCTGGGAGGCCAGCGGCAGCTCGGTGGCGATCGTGCCGGTGACCACCTCTTCGCGGTTGGCGAATAAGTGGCCCAGTTTGAGCAGGCAAGCGGCTTGGATGGCAGGGTTCAGCACCATGCCGTAGGCGATGGAATCCGCCACGTCGTAGGCGTCCGCCAGTGCCTTCCTTGCGTATTCAAGCTGACGGCAGCGCAGGGCGTGGTCCTGCTCCGCCTCAGCGGCACCTACGGCTGCTGCGTTGGCTTCCTTGGCTTGCTGCATTGCCGCTGGCACGCCAGCGCGGGCCGCGTCGAGCGCCACCTGGTCGAGGTAGAAACGGCGGTTGAGGAACTGCATGGCCGCCTCCTCCGACGCATCGAGCTGCGCCTGGACCAGCACCTGGTCGTCAGGTTCGGCCAGCAGGTGGTGCATGGCGATGTCGATGGCTATCACGGACATGGATCACTCCTTTGTTTTGGCCGCGCCCTTGCCGCCTTTGTTTGCCGGCTCCGGCGCTTTCTTGTTCTCAGGCTCCTGGGCTTGCTTCACCTCGTATTCCTCGATCAGGCCATTACGCAGCAAGTCGCGCGCACGCAGCTCGTCGACGGTGATCTCCGTGTTGCGCTTGGCGTACTGGCCGTCGTTGTTGAAGCCCTTGATGGTTTTCACTTTTACGTCTGGCATGTGCAGTCACGCCCGGTTTCCCGGGCGCGCTCCTGGGCAGATTAAGGGGTGGCTTCGAACTCGCCGTGTACGAACGATTCAGGGCGGTACACCGCCAGCGCCAGGCGCTCCTCGGCGCGGATGGTGACCATGTTGGTGCGGAAGTTGTCGCCATCCTCGGTGGAGACCTCAACGGCCGCTTCCTCGCGGTCAAACACCTGGGCGGCAATGTTCATCGCGCCGACCAGGAACTCCCCCTCTGGCACTGCGTTGCTGTCCACCACCGGCAGCTTCCACAGGCGCTGGACGCCGCCTTCCTGGACGTTCACCCAGATGTAGGAGCCGTTGGCGTCTTTGGTCAGCTCGATGTCGGCCCAGTCCACCGGGTTCAGCGCGATGGCCGATGCGCGGTACTCGGCTACACGCACCTGAAGGATCGCGCGGCGCAGGGTGTCGATTTTGGTGTCGCCAGTCTTGCGCAGCGCCTCGTTGAAGGCGGTGGCCTGCGGGATGAGTCCCAGCAGGTTCTGGCCGGTACCGTCGCCGGCCAGCAGTTGCTCCTCTTCCTTGTACTTCAGGCCGTAGATCGCGCGGCCGTTGATGTAGCTCTGCAGGAGCGGGATGTCCGACAGCACTTGCTTGGAAGCGCGGAACCAGTGGGCGATGGTGATGACGTTGGTGGTCTTCAGGCCGAAGGACAGATCGGACTGGGCTTTCGCGGCGCCCTCACCCGCCTGGGAAGCGGCCATGTTCTGGAAGCCGGTTTCCTGCACGAACTCAACCGAGCTCGAGCCGGTGCGACCCGGCATGATCAGATCGCGGATGGTGAACTCGCGCTCAGGCCCTACCACGATGCCAGGAACGCGGGTCGGCTGAATGCCAGCGCCTACGCCACCGGTTCCGGTGGTAGCGCTGGTGATGTTGGTAACGGCCTTGCGACCCACGCGAACGATGCCCCGACCGCGAGTTTGCAGCGACTTGAAATCGTCGCATTCGGTCAGCTCCTCGCCAGCCGACTTGAAGTCGACCGGATCGTTGGCAGAGAAGCGGCGGGCCATCTTCTGCTCAATCTCTTGCAGGCGGTCCTGCAGGCCCAGGCCGTCCTTCACCAGTCCATCAAGGATGGTCTTGGTTTCGGTCAGGATAGTGCCGTGCTCCTTGATCTCTTCAGCCGCCTTCTTGGCGAATGCCTTGATCTCCTCGTCACGCTGGTCGAGCAGGTCGTTGACAGCCTTCAGCTGAATCTTGTCGTCGGCGTGCTCTTTGCGCTGGAACTGGCGGTGTTCGGAGCGAGCCTGGTTGCTCATGGCGTTATGCATGGTGAATCCTCAAAACGATGGGAGAGACAGTGCCGGGCGTGATTTCAGCGCCTCGACGATTTCAAGTTCTGCCAGGTCGCCCTCGGACTCGCTCCGGAGCAGGTGCTGCAGCCCGCGGTTGGCAATCACCGCCGACTGGGTTTTCGAGAAGCCTGCCTCGCGCAGGAGCAACTCAAATTCGGGCATCGAAGGCAGGCCACCATGGGCCAGTTTCGATTTGATGGTGTCGGTACGCGCTTCGTCGTTGGCCGGCACGGTGACGATGGAGATCTCGATTAGGTCCAGCTTCGTCAGCGTGCGGATGCGAGTTTTTTCATCGAAGGTGGATTCGCGAACGTAGTAGCCGATGGACAGGCCGGTGATGGAGCGGGTTTGCATGCCCCGGTGGGCGATGCGGGCGTAAGGTGCGTCAGCCAGCCAGAGCTCGCCTTCACCGAACAGGCCACGGTCGTCTTCCTTCAGGCTATCGATGTTCCAGCTGCCGATGGGCTCACCGGTTCGGTGTTGCCAGAGTACGGGGAAGGTGCGGCCCTTGGCCTTGGCCTCGGCAATCGATTCGAGAAATGCACCTGGTGCGACGACCTCGTTGTAGCTGTCGACCACGCCGAACACCGACCCGTAGCCAGAAAAAAGGCCGTCGTCGCCGACAGCCTTCACGTCATAGTCGAAGGAGCGATACTTGACCGCCGCCAGTCGATCCTTTTGTCTCATGGGGTGTTACCTCTTGGCTGGTCGTTGAGCCAGTCGAGCAGCGCCGCCTTGGCCTGGTTGGCGCCGCCGGGATCTTCGCCCAACTTGTCGATCGGCAGCATGTTGGATTGCACGGTGAGCTTTGCCGCGTTGCCACCCTCCGGCGGCAAGTTCTCTTTGCGCCGGCAGTCGTCCCGGGTGTAAATCCCGTTCTGGGTCATCGAGCTGTAGAAGGCCGCACGGGCCGC